CTTGCCAATTTCCCGCTCGTTCAACTTGCTCTGGTCGCGTGACTTTGACAGCGCCACTTCAATCCTCGCCCACAGGACAGCGATCCCCAAAAGCAGCGGCCAGACGGCCTGTATGATGTCCCAATTCGGCATGGCTGGCCGTCTCCTTCTGTTGGTCTGGTGAATTACCGAGGGCCCGCGTCGAAACCATCTCCCTAAAAAGGCAAAATGCCAGCCTTTGCCCTTCGTGCCGCTCGAACGGAAATCGGTGGCGCTACGAAGGCTACACCACCCAGCACCTTTGTGCGCAGGTTGTAAGTGTCGGCGTGGCGCGCATGGCCGACCCACGACATAATAACAGGGTCGATGTCGTCCCAAGTGATATCTCCCTTGTGGTACTGCGCCGCCATGCGCCGCATCTTCCGCTTCATCCGGTGGATGCTGTCCTTGCGCAGGGCGCGGTGTGTTGGCCATATACGATATCCCAGAAAATCCAGCGCCCGACCGCCGTCGCCGACCGGAAACACCTGCGTCTTTGAGTTTGTACGCAGCCCCAGTTCGGCCCAGAGGAAGTCCTCGATGTCTCGCCTCACGGTATGCAGGTGCGCCTTCTCCTGATGGACGACCACAAAGTCGTCCATGTACCGGACATATCTTGGTTCACGCAGGGTGTGTTTGACGAAATGATCCAGCTCATTGAGGTAGACGTTGGCCAAAAGCTGGCTCGAAAGATTGCCGATTGGGATGCCGCGAGGCGTCAGCGATTCAGCATCTGCAGCGCTGTCGATAATACTGTCTATAAGCCAGAGTGCATCCTTGCAGGTAACCCGACGCCGCACCATGCGCTTGAGGGCGTCGTGGCTGATCGAGGGGAAGTACTTCGATATGTCCGCCTTTAACGCGCACACTGAGCCATGGGCGCGCTTTACGTCTCTGATGTAGGCCTGAACGGTGTCTACGCCTTTGTGCGCGCCTTTTCCTGTCCGACAGGCAAAGCTCTGGTCGATAAACCCGGCCTCAAAGATGGGCTCAATCACGCTGACTAGCGCGTGCTGCACCACTCGGTCCTTGAGGGGCAGCGATGCAATCTCGCGCTTCTTCGGCTCGTAAACAAAAAAACGATGGTATGGCCCGGTTTGATAGGTCTTGTGTATTAGGCTCTCCTGTATTGCGATCAAATTCGGCTCAAGATTGGCGTGAAATGCGATCACATCACGCTGGCGGCGGCGGCCCCTTGCCGTCCTTTCCCAAGCGGCGACCAGGGTTGGCCAATCAATGATTTGTGGCCAAAGGTTCTGGTATGTCTTAGCCATCGCGCCTCTCGATAAAGTTGGCCGGGACGAAGGTTCGCCGCACGCGGCTACTGCGACATCCCGGCCTGTTCATGTTTTTCGGCACTTGGCCGAGGATTGCGGATCCTTTCGAGGGGGCTCTGTGCGGTAGCCCGTAAGCCGCCGCCATCTGGCGATCCCCGGAAGCGGGGCGGAAGCCGATGTTCGTGTTCACGTTCGACCGGGCATTGTTCAGGTTCAGGGCGAAGACCCCAGCCCTGGAGCCATTGTTCCAGTTGCCACCACGGATCGGCAGGCGCTCATGCATCACCCGCAACCCCTCTGCTCAGCGACTTGAACCAGCCGCCGATCATTCGGCCCACCTCATCCATGTGGCGGGCCCAAGTTTCGTATTTCTTGAGGTCGATATATCGCAGCGCGAATGCCGTCCGCACTTGGGAGCGCAGTAGGTCCAGCTCTGCATCAAGATCCTGCATCGTCGTCTTCTTATGGTACCGCTTATTGGTAACAATTATCAGTCGCAGCACACCCCACATCGCAACACGGATTTCCGCCGACAGCACATGGCGCTCGAACTTCGGAAACTGCCGCAGGGCAACATACCCATACGCGATCATTTCTTCGCACTTCTGTCTGATCTTCAGGTCATCCATTATTTCATCTCTATTCAGAGTGGCCTGCGCTATCGCGCAGACCTCAGATTTCAGGGGATCAGATTTCAGATTACGAAAGCGGGGCGGAAGCCGAGGGCCGCGCCCACGCTCGACCGGGCACTGTCCAGGACCAGGGCGAAGACCCCAGCCCTGGCGCCATTGTCCCAGCCGCCACCACGGCGCGGCAGGCGCTCATCAGCAAGATTTATCCAAAATCCGTCAGCCTCTATTGGCGATCCCGGCTGCATCAGCCCATGTTGCTTCAACCGGTGCAGCGCCGCATCCGAAACTCCATGGCCGACCATAGAAGAAAATGCCACGCCACTCGCACAAACGAGCGTTCCCGCCGCCGTGCCGGAGGTCGCATATTTCACGGCCCCTGTGGTTCCTGGAGCCACCAGAAAGCCATTTGAGGCAGCAATGGCCCTCCACGCGGTAGACGCCGCCGACAGGTCTGTCGCGGCCAGAACACCGTCATTGTCAGGGATAACTTGGATTTCGCCGTCGTCGATCCTCACGCCGGGCGACCACTCCCACACGTTGCCGTTGATGTTCTGGACACCAAACGGGTTGGGCGGATGGTTCCATGCGATCGGACCAGACCCCGCGCGAATTGTCGTATGCCCCGCGCCGCCAGAGGTAGGGTTGCCGCTGTCGTTAATGCCAAACTCATCAAAGGCATTGTGGGCGCGACCGTTGTTGTTATTGCCACGTGGAAACCGGGATGTAGCCCTGCATTGGAGCGCCAGCGCCGCGTACATCACATTCGTGGCAACGCAAAATCCGGTGCCAGTATTGCGCGCCAACGTGACGGCCGCGTCATGATTGATGCTCGCTCGGGGCAGCAGCCCAGCTTGAGAAACCATCTCGCCATTCACTTCTGCCGCTTGATGGATGCCAATGAGAATCTCATCCTTCTCCACTCCCCCGACGACGAACGCCGGATGCACGCCGGTGCCAAGGCCCGCGCCAAGGCTCTCCACCGTGAATTTACGCAGGCGATGGAAGTAGCTCGGCTGGCCCTTCGTCGTGAAGCGCACCGTCATTTGGCCATTGGACATTGTCTCGACCTGGCGGCGCAGGTCAGTCTGGATTGCGGTGCTCATTCGTCTTCCCCCTGGGTCGCTTCGGGCTGCGCAGTTTCGGCAGCGATGAAGATGCTGTAGACCAGCGCATAGAGCGCGCCCTGTGTGATTGTCGCACCCGTCGCCTCCCCTGTTTCGGGGTTTAGGACCGGGACAGTGGCAGTGGGGTCGAATGGCAACAGTCGGGGGGACAGGGGCTGGTGGACCGTCTCACCACCCTCGATACCGATCACTGCCTCTCGCGAGAACGTCACGAGCGGGACTGCCCCGAGCCGGTTGTCAATCACCACTTGGGAACAGCGAATGTAGCGCTGCCCCGAGACCGGCTTCTGCTGAAGTTTGTAGCTCATGTTGTCATACCTCCGTGACTGTGCCGTAGACTGTCAGGCCCGACGCGGTAAACCGCGCGACCTCCGTCCCGGCTATTGCGATGGATAGGGTGTCGACGGCGGACGAATACACACCCACCGTGCCGATGCGCAGCGCAGGATCGGCGAGAGTTCCGCCCGACAGGGTGGCGCGTCCACCATTAATCTGATCGGAAACTTGGCCAAGGATTGATGCGATCTCCAACAAAACGCCGCGCGAGAGGTCTTGCGCGGTAGCCACCAGTTCCGAGCTGCCACTCAGCCGTTCAATTTCCTCATATGCCTGACCGAGAATAGCGGAGATGTTTCCAATTGCCGCCAGCGCGTTGACGGCAAAAACACCATCAGAACCGACAACAAGCCAAGCATCGTTTTCGGAGTTGCGAAACTTCAAAACGCCCGGTGAAACAGATGTATCAAACCACTCCATTCCTGCGATCGATGGCGTTGGCGCTGTCGAGCCAGAGTTCTGCGATCGGAGCGCGTCAGAAATGAGGTTCAACTGCTGCCGCATTGCCAAGCCAGCGGGGTCAGCAGGTATTGGCCAAGTTGTAATTTGAGACATTAGGTGACTTCCTCTGCTGTAAGTCTAAGAGTTTCGATACCAGGCGCAAATGCAGCATCAGTCGACGTCAATAACGCACGAGCTTGCACACCCCAGGCAGATACTTCGCTGCTATCAATCCGAGACCACTCGGACCAAGTAGGCGATAAAGTCGGATCGCTTTGCGAGGTTCTTATCTGCACTTCTGCATCAACATCACCGCCATCCGGTCCATCAAAACTGCGCCAATCATCAACACTTCCGGGGCGCGAATCTACGTTGTTCAAAAGGATTGTGACATTCAAACCTATGACTGATCGCAACCGGACTTTGTTAATCACACCAAAGTCGATTCCTGTGGCGAAGTTGTAGAAGCCCGAATTGGCATAAATACCAAGCGCATCAACGTTGATGACTTGATCGACATTTGCTGCGTGATCGAAATCAACATTTAAAGCCAGGCTAAGAATTCCACCGACTTCACGAGTTCCGTCCTTTGCACCTGAAAATTCATCATCTTCTTGCAGCGTCGTGATCAGGGAAAACGCCAGCGCTTGAATTCCATCAGTGGCAACCGAAACCACTGGCCCACTGATTCCACTGCTATCAAAAGCGCGTAGTAGATAGGCACCAGGTTTTAGGGGAACAGCCGCCAATTGGGTTCCACCCGCAACAGTTTTCATGCTGACTGAATTATCCCAAGATGGATTTGCCGCACTTGAATGCCGAATGACAATGGTGCCGCCCATTGTCACGTCGAGGTCTGACGATCTGTCCCATCCCAACACAGCCAAACCACCAGCAGATTGCAGATTGACGTTGGTCAAAATCGCTGGCGGGATTGCCAAGCCAAATATTTCACAAGCGGTTGTGGTGAAAGCTGATGATACCCCCAAGACGCTGATTGCCTTGACCCTGAATTCATAGAGTCCAGGCGCAACATCCAAAACTTCGAAAAATAAGTCCGGGGTTCGCCCGCGGTCCTCGAAAACACCACCAGCAAAGCTGACGGAAATGGAATATTCTCCGACAAACCCATTTGCTGAAGCAAGCCAATTTAAGCGCGCTAGAGCTTTAACGCCCGAGCCTGATCGTGTCACATAAAGCCCTTCCGAAACAGCCAAAGAACTTGGTGGCGCAATATCAAAAGCACTCGGCAAATTCGTGCGCGGGGCAGCTGCGTAAACCGCTGCCTCGCTTGCGTCGAAATCATAGACCAGCGGCGACGTTTCACGCAGCACGAGGTCGGGCACGAGCTCTGGCTGTTCGGAGCCGGTCAGCTGCAGTGTCAGGCCCTGCACTTCGAA